ACATGGGTGCGGTGCTGGCCATGGCCGACGCGAGCGGGCTCGACCCACGTGCGGCTGTCGAGCTTCTGCCGGTGATCGAGGCGGCGATGGTGCGCGCGGTGAACGCGCAGATCCGGGCGCAGCGCCCACAGTAAAACGACACGCCATAAAAGCAGAGAAACAGGGATCGGAGTCCCAATGACCAGCGCATCAAAACAGGTGACGGTGCGGCTGGCCGCCGAGGGCGGCCGGCAGGTGCGCGCCGAGCTCAAGGGGATCGGCGCGGACGGCGCCACCGCCTTCCAGCGGCTGGGCTCGGAGATGGAGGCGGCCAATGCGCGCGCGGACCGGTTCTTTCGTAGGCTGCGCATTGCCGCCGCGGCCGGTGCTGCGGCCGTGGGGGCTGCGGCCACGGGGATGATCCGCAGCGGGCTGCAGGTCGTCGACAGTCAGGCCAAGCTGGCGCAGTCGCTGGGCACCACCGTCGCCTCGATCCAGACGCTGGAGCGCGCGGGCGAGCTGGCGGGCGTGTCGATGTCGGGCATCGAGCAGGCCACCAAGGATCTGACGCGCCGTCTCAGCCAGGCCGCGGCCGGGACCGGCCCTGCCGCCGACGCGCTGGACCGGCTGGGGCTGTCGGCCACCGAGCTGATCGCGCTGCCGCTGGACGAGCGTGTCGGTGCCATCAATGCGGCCATCGAGGAGTTCGTCCCCGCGGCCGAGCGGGCCGCGGTGGCGGGCCAGCTCTTCGGCGAGGAAGGCTCCATCGCCATGGGCCGGATCGACAGCGCCACGCTGCGCCAGGCGACGAAAGATGTGCGCGCCTTCGGCGTCGTGGTCTCCGCGCAGGATGCGGCCCAGATTGAGCGGACCAATGATGCGATCTCGCGGCTGGGTCTGATCTGGCGCGGGCTGGCCAACCAGCTGGCGGTCGCCGCGGCCCCGGCGCTGGAGGCGGTGGCCGACGCGATGGCCGCGCTCGCGGAGCGCAGCGGGCCGGTGGGTCGTGCCATCGAGCTTGTGCTGGGCAACCTCGACCGGCTGGCGGCCACACTCGCGGCGGTTGCGGGGCTGGTGGCCGGGCGCTTCGTGGCGGGAATGGCGGTTGCAGCTGTCAGCGTGCGCGGTCTGGCCACGGCGCTCGCGCTGTTGCGCGGGGCGCTCATACGGCTGCCGTTTGTGGCGCTGGTGATCGGCGCGCAGGAGCTGATCCTGCGCTTTGGCCGACTGGTCGCTGCTGCCGGGAGTTTCTCCGACGCGCTCGATCTGCTGCGCGGCGTGGCCGCAGAGGTCTGGGACCGGATGGGCACGGGCGCACGGGCGCTCGGGGCGACGGTGGCGGCAGCATGGGCCGGGATCCGGGCTAGCCTGGCGGACGGCGTGCAGGCCAGCCTTGACGCGGTCGCGCGCGGGGCGTCGCTGATCATCAACACATGGCGCGGCGCGTTCGCGGCGATCCGCACGATCTGGTCCGATCTGCCGGCAGTGCTGGGCGAGATCGTGACCGGTGCGGCCAATGCCATGGTGCGCGGCGTGGAGCGAATGCTCAATGCGGTGATCGGGCGCGTGAACCGCTTCATCGCCGGGATCAACAAGGTTCTCGGCGCGCTGCCCGCGTGGGCCGTCGGCGAGGATGGGATCAGCATCGGGGCGGTTGACGATGTCAGACTCGGCGGCCTGAATAACCGGTTCGCGGGCGCGGCGCGCGATGCCGGCGGCCGGGCGGCCGAGGCGTTCACGCAAGCCTTCGAGCGGGACTACCGCATTCCCGATCTCGGGCTTGGGGCCTATGCCGACGAAGCGCGTGCCACGCAGGACGCGTTGCGCGGAGTGGCCGACGAACTGCGCGCGGCGGCGACCGGGCCGCTGGACTCGGTCGCGGCGATCCGCGAGGTGCTGGCCCGGACCTCGGAGACGGCGGATGCGTCAGCGGAGGCCGTGGCCGGGATCGGGGACGCCTTCGACGGGATCGCCGGCGGCACCGAGGGCGCAAGTGGCGCTGGAAAAAGCAGCGGCGGTGCCGCGGGGCGCGCGGCCAACGCGGCCACGGAGGCCGGCAACGCGATCGCGGCAGCCGGCGAGACGGCGGCGCGGGGCTGGAATGCGGTCACCGACAGCCTGCAGGGCTATGCAGACAGTGCAATGGAGACCGGCCGCCAGATCGGCGATGCGCTGGTCAGCGCGTTTCGCGGCGCCGAGGACGCGCTTCTGACGCTGGTCACAAAGGGCAAAGTGGATTTCCGCGACCTGGCGAACTCGATCCTGGAGGATATCACTCGCATCGCGCTTCGCTCGGCGGTGCTCGGGCCTCTCGCCAATTGGCTGGGCGGCGCGCTTGGCGGGATCGGCGGCGGTCTGGGCGGTAGCTTGGGAGGCAGCCTTACCGCGGCGGTGGCGCATTCGGGCGGAGTGATCGGTGTCTCGGCGCTACCGCAGCGGCAGGTGCCGGCCATGGCCTTCGCCGGGGCGGAGCGGTTCCATGGTGGCGGTTATCCCGGTCTTCGCCCCGACGAGGTTCCCGCGATCCTGCAGCGCGGCGAGCGGGTGCTGTCGCGCCGCGAGGTCGCCGAGGGACAGCGCGGTGCCGGCGGTCGTGACGGCGGCATCACCGTCAACATGAGCATCACCACGCCCGATGCCGACAGCTTCCGCCGGTCGCAGGGCCAGATCACCGCCGAGATGAGCCGCGCCATCGCGCGGGCGCGGCGGAATCGGTAGGAGTTCCGATGACCGACTTTCACGATGTGCAGTTCCCCGCCACCATCGCCTACGGGGCCAGTGGCGGTCCGCGGTTCCTGACGGCGATCACCGCCACGCAGAGCGGCCGCGAGCAGCGCGTGGCGCAGTGGCAGCGCTCGCGGGGCGAATGGAACGTTTCCACCGGCATCCGCTCGCGCGCCGACGTGGCCGCATTTCTCGCCTTCTTCTACGCCCGTCGCGGCCGCGCGCACGGATTCCGGTTCCGGGACTGGACGGATTTCCGGGCGGCGGGACAGCTGCTCGGGGTTGGCGACGGGGAACAGACCGCGTTCCAGCTGGTCCGGCGCTATGACAGCGGGGGCGTGATCCATGAACGGCGCATCACGCGGCCGGTCGAGGGCACGGTCACCCTGTACCGCGACGGTGTAGAGGTTACGTCCGGTGTGTCCGTCGATCATGCCACCGGCCTCATCACCTTCTCAAACGCGCCCGACGCGGGAACAGAGATAACAGCAGATTTCGAGTTCGACGTGCCGGCGCGGTTCGACACCGATGCCGCCGATCTCACCGTGGAGACCTTCGAGATGCAGCAATGGGGCCGCATCACGGTGGTGGAGATCCGCGAATGAAAGTGATGTCATGAAGACAGTCTCCCCCGAACTTGCCGCGCATCTCGAGGGCGATGTGCTCACGCTGGCCACCTGCTGGCGGCTGGCCCGCCGCGACGGGGTGGTGTTTCGCGCCACCGATCACGATGGCGATTTGGCGGCCGACGGCGAGATCTACCGCGCCCGTGCAGGCTATTCGCGCACCGCCGTGGCCTCCGAGGCGGGGCTCGCGGTCGGCAATGTCGATCTCGAGGGCGTGCTCGACGACGCCGGCCTCGACGCGGACGCGCTGCGCGCCGGTCTCTATGATGGCGCCGAAGTGCGGATCTTCCTGGTCAACTGGCAGGACACCGGTCAAGGCGTGCTGCGCCTGCGCCGCGGCTGGCTGGGCGAGGTCATGCTGTCGAGCGAGGGCCAGTGGCGCACCGAGCTGCGCGGCATGTCCCAGGTGCTCGCACAACGGCTGATCGAACCCTACACGCCCGACTGCCGCGCCGATCTCGGCGATGCGCGCTGCGGGGTGGAGATCACGGATCCGGTGTGGACACGGCCCGGGCTGGTCACCGCCCCACTCGATGCGCTCTCGTTTATCGCAACGATCGATGTGGCGGATGACACGCCTGATGACAGACCGGATGACTGGTTCGCCGGCGGCGTGATCATCTTCACCTCGGGGCAGAACAGCGGTCGCGCCATCGAGGTGAGAGGGTCCAGCTTGTCGAGCGGCGATCTGGTCCTGTCCTTCCCACCGCCCTTTCCGGTCGGCACCGGCGACGCGTTCGAGATCTATCCGGGCTGCGACAAACGGCTGGAGACCTGCATCGACCGCTTCGACAATGTGCTCAACTTCCGGGGCGATCCCTTCGTGCCGGGCACCGACAAGCTGACGGAGACCCCCAATGCCCGGTAAGCAAATGCACGACGAGCCAATAACCGGTGAGGCTATCGTGACCGAGGCGCGCCGCTGGATCGGGGCCCCCTGGCGCCATCAGGGGCGCGGGCCCGCCGGCGTAGACTGCATCGGGCTGCTGATCGTCGTCGCCGATGCGCTCGGCGTGCCGCATCACGACGTGACGGGCTATGACCGGCGCGCGACCGGCACCAGACTGCTGGAGGAGTTTGCCCGCGCGCTGGATCCGGTCGCAATGCCCGACGCGCGCCCCGGCGACATCCTGGTCTTCGCCGAGACGAGCTACCCGTGCCATGCGGGGTTCCTGACCGCGCGGCACGGGACCCCGCATTTTCTTCACGCGCATGCGCTGCGGCGCTGCGTGCTCGAGGAACCGCTGATCGAGCCATGGTTGTCGCGCCAGCGCGCGGCGTGGCGCATTCCGGGGGTGGTCTGATGGCGGTGCTGGCCATCGCCGGCGCCGGCGCGCTCGGCAGCACGGCGCTCGGGCTCGGCTGGCAGGCCGGCTGGCTGATCGGCTCGACCGTGGGATCGCTCCTGTTCGGCCCCGACCAGCCGGATATCGAGGGGCCGCGACTGCGCGATCTCTCGGTGACCTCCTCGGCCTGGGGCGCGCCGATCCCGCTGATTTACGGCACGATGCGCGCCTCCGGCAACGTGATCTGGGCGCCCGGGATCCGCGAAGAGCGCCAAACCCGCAAGGTGGGCGGCAAGGGCGGCGGCGGTCAGCGTCAGACGACCTATGGCTATTACGCCTCCTTCGCGCTCGGCCTCGCCGAAGGCCCGGCCGGCGACCTCATCCGGATCTGGGCCGATGGCAAGCTCATCCATGACGCGCGCGGCACCAATCCCGACGTGTCGATCCCCGGTCTGGAGTTCCGGTTTCACGAGGGCAGCGAGGATCAGCTGCCCGATCCGCTGATCGAGGCCACGGAAGGCCATGGCCGCACACCGGCCTTTCGCGGGCTGGCGTATCTGGTGTTCGAGGATCTGCCGCTGGAGAACTTCGGCAACCGCATTCCCAACATCACCGCCGAGGTGACCTTCAACGCGCAGGACGCCTATCCGGCGCTCAAGAGCACCAGCCTGCCGGGCGGCCCGCTCGACAGCGTGCTGACAAGCTACGGGGCCACCGACTGGCAGCGCCAGCGCCAGCTCATGCTGACCCCGGACGGTCTGCGGCTGTTCGATCTGCGCACGCTGGAGGAACTGGCGCAGGCACAGCCCGAGGATATGATTTCCGACGCGCTGGCCGAGGCGCTGAATCTCTACAGGGATAATTTCGGGTTCGATCACTGCTTCATCGGCGGCGACGGGTATGCCTACACGCAAGTCGGCATCAGCAACACCAAGCCGGTCGTGAAGATCGATCTCGACGCGATGGCGATCGTGGACAGCTTCGGGCGCCGTAGCAACAGCCTGAGCAACAATGCGGGCGGGTTCGCATCCCTCACGACCCTCGGCTGGATGCGCGCACTCAGCCTGACCGGGCCGATCGATGTCCTGATCGCCTCGGGCCGCTTCGGCGGCGGCCATGGCTGCGTGCGGGCCGACACCATGGAGTTCCTCGCCAATCTGCCGCGCATGGGACCGGGGCCGACCAATGTCGAGAATATCGTTCAGGGGCGTGTGGGCGAGGGCCTCGGCGAGGCGTGGATCCTGCGCACGTCGAATACCGGCACGGCCAGCACCATTCCCATCGAGCGGCTCCGCGTACGCCCGGGCGCGCCCGGGCCGGTCGTCGAGAACGCCGGGCACTGGTCTCTCGGCCCGGCCGACATTCACCCCGAGGCGATGGGGTTTGCCTATGAGCCGGCCGGCGCGGTCTACGATCCCGTGGATGACGCGCTGGTCTGGATCAGCGCGCTGGCGTTTCCGGACGCGCTGAGTGATCTCGCCGGGCGGTATGCGGTCAAGTGGCGCCCCGATGACGGGGTGATCTGGGCGACGCGGCTGTCGCTGTTCGCGTTTTCCACCACGCGCAAGGAGAACATGGCCATAGCGAAGTCCCGCACCGAGGGGCG